ATGATACAAGACTTGAGAATATACGGATTAAATATAGGAGCAATAGTATTTAGTGCTATGCCTAATATAAACACGCAGCTACAAACAGTTGTGTTAATACTAACCATAATCTACACCATAACAAAAATCTACAAACAGTTAAAATGAAGAAAAAGGACATAGTACACTACTCAGGTGCAGCAGGAATTTTTGTTTTAGTTATATTCTTGTTGCTTTACTTAGCGAACAATACAATACCTTCAGAAAATAAAGATATTATAGTTTCCATTGTAGGTATGATTGTAGGTAGTTTATCTGTGGTTATATATGCTATTATTGGTCGTAATCCTGATGAGGTAGCAGACCTTACAGCAAAAGTAGAATCACAACAAAAGCAAATAGAAACATTAGTAGAACAAAAAGATGCTTACGAAGCGCAAATGATTACATTACAGCAAGAAATCATAAAAGCAGGTAGTGAAGCATTTAGAAGTATTTTGAAATAATGGAACTAAAACATTTTAAACTTAGTGAATTTGATTCTCCTGATCTTGAAGGTAGCGGTGTTAATATGCAGCCACGAACATTACAGATGCTCGACAACGCAAGAACTATTGCAGGAATACCGTTTAAAATCAACAGCGGATACAGAACAAAAGAAAGAAACCAACATATTGGAGGTAGCAAAAATTCATCACATTGTTACGGATATGCTGTGGACCTGCATTGTACCGATTCAAGAAGTAGATGGATTATCATTGACAGTTTGCGACAAGCAGGATTTAATCGTTTCGGTATTGCAGACACATTCATTCACACAGACAACGATCCTGATAAGGACAAAAATGTTATTTGGACATACTAGAACAGCGGCAGGTACTATTGATTATGGGCAAGAGTTTAAATAGACGAGGTAAATACAGTCATTGTACTAGAGCACAAAAACAAGGTAGAAACAAACCTGCAAAAAAGAAATGAGTAACGAACTAAAAATTAAGTCTAACGGACTTAGAAACGAACTAAAGGAGATACGCAAAAGTATTGACAAACTTACTAACGCTATATTGATAGCACAAACAAACAAACACTATGAGAAACTTAGTAACTCTTGTCCTAATTGTAGTGATGACAAACGCTACAGCGATGACGAAACAGGACATTCATTCGGAATATAGAAGCAAAGAATTATATTTATCAATAAAACAATTGTTACAAGAAAACTTAATAACGATTAAAGAAGCACAAGAACTTTGGTTAAAACATCGTGAGCAAAAAAAAGTTTAAAGATACAAAAGTTGGTCAGTTTCTACTTTCTAAGATCCCTTCAGTCGTTGGCAGCCTTGCTAATGATACCCCTATTGGTAATGTCGTTAGGACCATTATTGGTGGTAGTGAAATGTCAGATGCTGATAAACAAATCGCCTTACGCAAACTAGATCAAGAGATACACGAGTTTGACGGCATTACAAAACGTTGGGTAGCAGACAGTAACTCGCAGTCTTGGTTAGCACAAAACGTTAGACCACTTACTCTAGTATTTCTAACAGTAGCATTTGTAGCAGGTTGGGTTATGCAATTAGATGAACTTGACGTTGTCAAAGAATTACTTACTATTGTGTTTATAGGTTACTTTGGAAGTCGTGGTGCTGAAAAGATAATGGGTAACAACAAACATAAGTAGCTATTAAATAGTTATATTAGTAGTTAGCTACTAAGTAGTATAGATACTATTATAGTAGAATATAAAAAAATTTTTATACTTTGCAAATAAAGTTTAAAACTATGCCACGAACTGCTAAAAAACCCACACGAAAAAAATTAGTACAAAAGCTAGATACTGTATTCAGTAGGTACGTTAGAATGTCTAATGCAGACCATAGAGGCTTTTGCGAGTGTGTTACTTGTAAGAAAAAGTTTTATTGGAAGAATATACAAGCAGGACATTTTATGAGTCGTAAACACTACTCTACTAGATGGGACGAGCAGAACGTTTTTCCCCAGTGCGTCGGCTGCAATGTCTACAAAAACGGTGAGCAGTACAAATACTCTTTGTTCTTAGGAAGTGATCTAAGTGAAGAAATGCACCGAAAAAGTAATCAAATAGTAAAATATAGCAGTTTAGAACTAGAAGTTTTAATAAATAAGTACACAGAACTTGTAAAAGAACTAGAAAAGAAATACATTTGATAGAACATTCATTGTGTTCGTATATAGTTTTCTTTGTTCAGGGGGTAGATTCATTTCTACCCCTTTTTTGTTTTATAAAAAATTATTGGTATCTTTCCGTAAATTAAAAACTATATAGTATGACACACACAGAAGATTTAATCCGACTAAGGGAAACAGAAGTCAAGTATCTTAGGCACAAAATCCAAGAACTTGAAGCAAGAATCGAAGTTTACGAATCACAATTAGAATTATTTAGAAATGAAGACAGGTAAAATTAAGGCTTACGAATTTGCAGGTACAGCAAACTTGCAACACGGTCAGTTCAACAGACACAAGGTGTTTTTCGCTGACGGACAAGAATGGACTTTCCTATCTAAAGGAGAGTTTAAAAAGAAGATAGGCGAAGAAGTAGCTTATGAAGTAACAAATGAGCAGTACAAAACTGCTAAGTTTAAACAATTAGAAAACAATTTTAGTAATAATATGAATAGCAATAGTAAAGACGTTACGATCTCTAAGTTAGCTTGTCTTAAAGCAGCAGCAGAGTTTCACGCACAAAGAGGACAGTCAGAAGATTCTGACGTTATAAATTCAGCACAGCTATACTATAATTGGATAAAGTCTTAAAATGGAAAATAAATTAATAGAAGGGCTTTACTGTAAGACAGGAAAAGTAGAATGGAAAAAAGTATCAATAGGAATTGATGTAGAAAAGTTTTCTAAGGAACTAATTAGATTGAAACCAAAAATTACAGATCGTGGATTTATTAATATTGACATCTGCGAAAGTAGAGATGGCACAAAACTTTACGCACAGCTAAATGACTACAATCCTAATGCAGTCAAGAAGCAAGTACAAAGTAAAGACCACAGTCCCGACAGAGAGGATTTGCCATTTTAAAAATAAGGGGTAACTTCGGTTACCCTTTTTAATTAAACAAAGATGATTATAAAAATTAGCGAACACAAAGACAAACTAACACAAGTAAGAAAAGGACACATAAAAGCAGGATATAAATTAGACATACCTGAAATTGACAATCACTTTCGTTTCAAGCCTAGTAATTTTAACGTTATACTTGGACACGCAAACGTTGGGAAGACAACGACAATGCTTTATTTAATGTTACTGTATTCTGTAAAACACAAGATACGATGGTTGATATATAGCAGCGAAAATGAACCTTATACGCTTATACGAAAACTAATTGAATTTTTAGAAGGAAATATTTTACAAAAAATAGAAGAAGACTACTTTGAAAAAAGGCTTAGGTGGGTAGACGAACATTTTAAGTTTATTGACACTTCAAAGTTATACAGCTACAAAGAGTTACTTAATTTAGCTTCTGCTTATAAAGACGCTTGGGACTATCACGGCTTTATGATTGATCCTTATAACAGTTTAGTAAGAGATAAAGAAACACCTAAAAGTATTAATGGACACGAGTACGATTATCTTGTTACTAGTGAATTTAGAGTCTTTTGCAAGACTAAAGGAGTTTCAATATGGTTAGCTACACACGCAAGTAGTGCTGCACTTAAAACTAAACACAATGATAGACACGACTACGCAGGACACCCAATACCACCAATGGCAGCAGATGTAGAAGGTGGTGGCAAGTTCGTGAACCGTTGTGATGACTTCTTAGTATTTCACAGATATATACAACACCCAACAGAATGGATGTATTCGATGATTCACGTCCGTAAGATTAAAGATATTGACACAGGTGGTATGCCTACATCATTTGACACCCCAATACGTCTTAGAAGTGTTAAAAACAACGTAGGATTTGAAATAAATCAAAAAAATTTATTAGATTTACCTAAACGAGTGCAAACCGACTTACCATTTTGATAAGAATTGAATTAAATGATTGGAGTATTGAGTTTATTTTATGCCCACTGTTTGGGATAGCAGTAGGTGTAAATTACTACAACCCTACTTTAGATGATGAAGAAGTAGACGAGGAGGATTATTACAATGACTTGACGTTTTTATTTGCACTTTTTGCACTTAAAGTACGTTGGTGGAAGAACTAGAAAAGCTATATAAAAAACATTCTACTTGGGTAGATATTGTGCAGTCATTCGGTTGTAATCGAGATACTGCAGAAGATATAGTAATGGAAATGTATATAAAGATCCAAAAAAGTCTTGAAACAGGTCTTGATATATCACACGGAGAAAACGACATAAATTACTACTACATATTTAGAACACTATCCACAATGTTTCTTGACTTGAAACGTAAGGAAAAGAATACTACGTTTGTAGATATAGAAAATCTAGTAGATCGCACTTCAGGTCTTACACATATAGATTACGATGCTAATTACGACAAGGTAAAACAAGCACTAGACGAACTTTATTGGTATGACAAAAAGGTTTATGAACTTATTGAAAGTGGTGTACGCATAAGCGAATTGAGTAAAAAAACAAAAATAGGGTACTATTCGTTATACGGTACTTATAAAAAAGTAGTTAAACATTTAAAAAAGAAATTATGAAACTAGGGGACAAATTAGAATGGCTATTTAAAAAGACAGGAATAAAGTGGCTTGTTGAAAAAATAGTTATAGACTTATTAGGTTACGAAAGTTGTGGCTGTGATAAAAGAAAAGAAAAGTTAAACCAATTAAATATTGACAGAAATGGCATTTACTTCAAAGATGAATAAAGAGGATTTTGATGCTTGGGCTGTGTTTAGATCAAACGTATCTAACAAAATACAGCCTAAAGAATATAAACTACTTTGCACATTACACGCAAAATATTTTAAGCATACCTATTACGAACCTTGTACTTGTAGTGCAAAAACAATCAATACTTGGATCTCACAATTAAACGGCATACACGATAATGGAGTTAAAGGAAATTCATAAACTTGAACAAGCAGTAGTTCATTTATTGAATTTTGATGAGTGGAAACTAGAATGGAGTAGTGCAAAATACGAACACTACGATGCAAGTGGTTACACACCTAAAGGAAATAAGTGTGTGATTGAAATGAAGTTTAGAAAGAAGTATTACAAAACTAAACTGTTAGAAAAGTACAAATACGACAAGCTGATGGAAATGGACGAAGATATAGTCAAGCTGTACTTTGTAAACGATACTAAGGGAAACTATATGTTTTGGTTAAATGAAATCACTTTGGATAATCCTACAGATATGTGGTGTCCTGATACTACATTGTGGACGAAAAAGAAAGTCTTAAAGCCTTGTTATATGCTTAAAGAAACAGATGCAGCTATAATAAATTACAACGAAGAATAATTTTTTTTTGTAAATAGTTGCGAGTTATAAAAAATTTTTAGTAATTCGTACTATAATTAAAAACAAAGAAGATTATGGAAGATTACATTGAAAGATACGAAGATTGGGTTTGGGGTGGTGATGCCTTTGCGGTAATTGACACTTTAAATGATGGTCAAGTAGTCAAGGTTTACAAAACACATAGAGCGTGTTGTAACAACGTTGTTAAACTAAACGACCAATACAATAATGTTTGATGATGGCTACTTAGAGATGTACAAGAAGTTTGACAATATGTTAGACCTTAAAGTAAGCAGCGATATAACATACATAGCTTCTCAGTTGCTTGAATGGAAAAAAGCTAGACCAAATAGTGAACCTATACAAAAGGTAGTAAACACATTTACAGAACTTACGCTTATAGTAAACAGGTTGCAAATGGATAGAAGAATGTATCATAAGTCGCTAAAGGAGTACAGAGAT